AAATTTATCTTCCAGCTATAACTATGTTGACTGTAACAAATAACGGAGCAGCAGGATATAGATTTGATCAGTACGGAACAACAGATGATCCTACAATTTTTGCTATCAATGCTACTACCATAGCATTTAATCTACAGGCAACAGGGCATCCATTTTTAATTCAAGATAATACAGGAACAAACTACAATACCGGTTTAGTACATGTCAGCACCGCAGGTGTCGTTTCTACAGGCGCTAATGCCCAAGGCAAAGATTCTGGAACTTTATATTGGAAAATTCCAGATTCAATATCGGGTAGTTATAGATATCAATGCGGCAGTCATGCTGCCATGGTAGGTACAATTACAGTTAAGAACTTTGGTTCTATCTAATTAAATTTGCCTGTTCGCAGGCTTTGATTTTAGAATCTAACTTTTTCCTCACAGAGATTAGATTTTCTCTGACATCGTTTAATTGACCCGGGAGTTTTGTCATACCTGTGAATTCAGTGTGATACTTGTCGATGTCTCTAACGTGAGAATTTAATTCTCTTAATAACTGCAGGCACTCATTTTTTGCAGCGCCATCTGAAATTTTTGAAATTTTTTCAGACCACGATTTATATTCTTCAACAAATCTTTGATTTTTACTTAGTTGCATTTGTTAACTCCATTATGGTATCAATTTTCGTGCGGATAATCTGATTATTTAATGTGGTCTTTAAACCTGCATGCAATTGCTTAGGTAAAAAATTTAAAGTAGCCCAACAGATGGTAGGCGCTGCTAAACCAATAAACTCTTGGTCAACAACACATACATATGTGCCATACTCAAAACCTCTATCTTGAGATAGATATAGTTCGATAGGTATAATCCTTCCAACAGCATATTGTTGTAATAATTCCTGCACATCTTCCATTAGTGTTGTCTTTCTAGCAAACGTAGGAACAGTCCATCTATCATCTTGTAGGATGAGTAATATTCGTCCTGTGTTTTTTGCTAGGAATAAAAGTCCGGCACGCTGTTGCATACCTATACTTATCAGCCCACTAGTTTGAAATTCCACTCGTTTGGCAGATACTCACCTTCGAAGGCTTTGATCCATTGAGTGCCATCCCATTTATATTTCACTCCGGTACGGATATTTTGAATATGGGTAGGAGAAAATTCCTCTCCGGCTTGATCGGCCGCTTCTAAGGTGTTTTCGTCTGGGTCCCAAATAGTATTCCATCTACTACCATCCCATTCTATAATAGAATTAGCTTTAATAATTGGATCTGTGCCATCTTGATTGTCCCACGAACTGTCATTGTTGCTAGGTTCCCTCCATGCCTGAGGTCCTCTATAAGGAATGTTAGTGCTGTCTGCAGGGTTAGAAGGTAGCTGAATATATCCGCCTCTATTCGCACTGTTATTAACATCGTCTAACATTAAAAATCTCAATCCCAAAGGAATGGCAGCATGTGATCCATATACCTGTAAAGGGTTGTATTTGTATGGATCTATGATAGCATCTACCGTACCTCTAGCAGGTATGCCAGCAATACTGCTGGCTATATCATCGTTAGCAGGATAGGTGTCTGGATCTAATGTTACGGTAAGAATACTAGAGTCTAAAGGATTAGTTACAAACGTACCCACGATTTCATATCCGCTGGCTTTTTTAAACCATACTTCGCTACCAGGAACATACCCACCTTGAACATTTAGAATCAGAGTCCAGTCAATAGGCTCACCGTTTTTAGTTTCTTTCTCGCTGATTCCCATAGACAGTACAGCTTCAGATGGATTTACTAATGTAAGGTCATATTGATGATCAAACATATTGCCTGTATTTGATTTAAACAATAATACTCTATACTTGCCGTAGGGTTTTCCTGCCAAAGCTGTTCCTGGTGTGGCTCTATTATAAACCAATTCCTCTAATTCTAATACATTGCCCTGTTCGTTGAATACATTCGCAACAATGCTTTGAACTATTCCTAGCTTTTTTACCTTTGCCGGAGGTGTGATATATATAGGTAATTCAAAATCTAAACTACAAATATCTATTTCTGATTCTGCTCCCTGCGGAATAGTTCTACTGCTGAAATTAGTACTAGTTAGATACATCGAACTTAGGCTAGTCCAGTCTATATAATTGTCTGTGGTTTGTAGTTCTAAACTGGGGTTGAATAAAACCAATATCTGTTCTAGCAGTTGTAGTTTTTGATCTGTATTTGATGTCCATAAATCAGCTTTCATCGTCAATTTGAAAGGTGTAGGCATTAATCTTTCTACCGTATAATTTCCGCCTTGGACATTTTCATATTCTCTAGTGCCTCCGGCATCTGTATATCTGCGCTCTCTAATATGAATCTTACTAATAAATGTAGGATCGGCTAATCTATCGGTGGCTAGTTCTAAACCGCTAATGTAACAGGCGATTCTAGGAACAGTTGGCATTTTGTTTTCGCTGTTTTCTTTGATAATGCTAGCCGCCTGTCTACTAAGATCACCGTACATAACCGGTATCTGTCTCTCCTCGCCGTCGCCTGCTTTATATTTGAAACCTATGAACACTCGCATGAACTGTGTAACATAGCGTCTTATCTGTCCATCATAAAAAAAGTCCATTATTCATCCGCCTCTGGTCTAAGAGCTTTGCTGAGACTCTGTTTTTCTTTTACCGTTTGGCCATCTATGGTCGAAACTGTTGTATTATTAATAAATGTAGCCTTTTGAGTTTTCCTATCATCCTTGCCTGCAAAAGGTTTACCTGCAGCAATATCGCTAGTACCTAGATTACTCATTGTCATACGGACATTATCCTCAAATTTACGCCACCTATATCCATCAAATCTAAACAATCTATTTGGTAGATAATCTGTACGAAGGCAGAATTGCCCAGTGTTAGGATTAATAGGAAAGGCAATACCTGCAGTAAATGGTGCACCGTTAGGCGGCACTCCATCGTCTGTTAGATAACCGTTGTATCCATCTCCATCTGCCGGCATTATAACACTGCTGGCAGTTTGTCCAACATAGATAGGGTTACCATCAGTGTCAAATAATAAATTTCCTTTCTCGTCTGTGGCCTGTGTAGCTGCATCTGCTGTAACCTGACTAGCATCAGCAGTAGCTAGTTCTGCTGTACCATCGTCTGTTCGTTGCAGTGTAAAAAATTTGCTAGTGTCGTAACCACTGCGAGGTGCATCCGCTTCAGCCTGATCTAATACTGCTGATGTAATCTGCATTTCTTTTTCATAGGTACTGACTACATCTCTTAGTGTATCAGCTAATGCATAATATGTCGTATTAGGGGGAGTTATGCCTGTAGCTTCTTGAATTACCTGATATTTTTTTCCGTTAGGGGCTAGAATTATATCACCTGGGTAGTAAGTGATATTAGCATTGTAAGCACCTTTGTAAAATTCTTTATTGGCGATGTCATCTAGAATTTGTTTAAATTCTTGACTATCTACCAATGGTTTACATTTAGCACGATACAGATGAGGATACCATGTTGCAGAAAATCCTTCAGCAGCTCTCGTAACTTCTTCAATCACATAAAAACGTTTAAGTGCAAATGTTAAATCATTTAATGCATATTCGTCTTTAAGGTGAGGCAATTCTATTACATCACCCGAAATTAGTTTTCTGCCTAATTTTTCTATAGTATCTGTGATATGAAAGGTTATAAAAATTGTGTCGTTTTGCAGAAATAACCCAAATTGACTAAGGTTAAAATCTATATCCTGGATATTATAAACTCCCCGCATCACATAAACATCAGGATCATATTTGCGATCTCTATTTTCTAAAAATAATAGATCTTGTATATTAGTAACTGAATCAGTTTGATATACTGGAGTACTGGGAGTGTCGCCCTGCACTGAAGCTCCTGGACCTATATATCTGTGGACCAGCACATCGGTGCCACCCACCTGAAACATTTCCCAGGCATTTTTGTCTATAAATTTGTAGTCATTGCCCTTTTCTGGGCGATACAGCGAGAGTCTTGGCATAGTAGTATATTTACCGCTACGATAAATACTAGCATGAGCACTACAGATCAAGCTAAAAAATCCGTATACGATTATTGCAAAACCATGCTAGGCGACGGTATGGTAGATGTTGAATTAGATCCTATACACTATGAAACGGCACTTAATCGTTCGCTGTCGGTATTTAGACAACGCAGCGACAACGCAGTAGAGGAATCCTATGCTTTTTTAACTCTACAGGAAAATATCAACGAATATATTTTACCAAAAGAAATACAACAAGTACGTCAAATTTTTAGACGAAGTGTGGGTTCTAGAACAGGCAACGGTACAGGCGGTACTGTATTCGAACCATTCAACTTAGCGTATACAAACACATATTTGCTTAGTTCGACTAATATGGGCGGACTTCTAACCTATGAACTATTTGCGCAGTATCAAGAACAGATAGGTAAAATGTTTGGAAGTTTCATAAACTTCACATGGCATCCTCAGAGTCGTAAGCTGATAATACATCAGCGTCCAAGGGGAGAAGAATCAGTAATGCTACAGGTGTATAATACAAAACCTGATTTTTCACTAATCGATGATGTATATTCTGGACAATGGATCAAAGATTATAGTTTAGCCAACTGTAAAATGATGCTAGGACAGGCACGCAGTAAGTTTGGTCAGATTGCTGGACCACAGGGCGGAACACAGCTGAATGGCACAGCGTTAATTTCCGAAGCTCAAACCGAAATGGAAAAGTTAATTGATGATTTAATCAAACTTGTTCCCGGCGGCAGCGGCTATACCTGGATTACTGGTTGACAGCATTTTAGCATTAATGTTATAATGTCTTTAATTGGAGGACATTATGATCATTGGTATTTGCGGATTTATCGGCAGCGGCAAGGATACAGTCGCTGACTATCTTGTAAACTTTCACGAATTTAGACGCGAGTCATTTGCCAGCACTCTTAAAGATGCTGTAAGCGCAGTATTCGGCTGGGACAGAACTATGCTGGAAGGGCGCACTAAAGAAGCCCGAGAGTGGCGTGAGCAGGTAGATCCGTGGTGGGCAGAACGTTTATCTATGCCTACACTTACTCCGCGTTGGGTACTACAATACTGGGGCACAGAAGTATGCCGCAAAGCATTCCACGACGATATCTGGATCGCTAGTCTAGAAAATAAACTCCGAAACTCTAAAGATCATGTTGTAATCTCTGACTGCCGTTTTCCTAACGAAATTCAAAGTATTCGCAATGCTGGCGGCCAAATTATTTGGGTTCAGCGTGGCGTTTTACCAGATTGGTACGATGTTGCAGTTGAAGCTAACAAAGGTCATAATTGGGCTGTACAGGATTTAAAAATGCGTAAAATTCATGCTTCCGAAACTGCTTGGGTTGGAACTAATTTTGATTATGTTATAGATAACAACGGAACAATCAGTGACTTGTATTCACAGGCCAAACTAATAGTCGGCAATGAGGTCTCCTTGACGCCAACTGATGCCCTCCTTGTGAAGCACTTGAGCACAATTGGTACAGATTGTTTTTAAATTAGTAGGACGGCAGTTATCTAAATTTCCGTCTAGGTGAAATACACGAAACACTTCTTTATGCTGTGATTTGTATCCGCACTTCTCACAGTAATTCTTAGGTTTATATCCAGCTCTTTGCCATCTAGGCACATGCGACCCTGCTCCGTGTGCTAAACAGGCTTCACATAATGTTCTATAGTAGGTCTTACCATGTTTGTGGTAGTTAACTGCTTTAGGACGTTGATTACAGGCCTTACAAAGTGGTCTCATAGAAATATTTACACCTTTTCTTCCCCTTTTCTAATTGGTCTAAACAGCTCTTTTTCCAAATGAATGCTAAATATTATGAGCAACTATTACCAGGAGAATAGGGAATATGGCACTAACATCACCCGGCGTACA